CTCCAAGTATCTGACCTTTAATACTTGAACCCATGTGACTAATCAAATTAATTTTATCCGCAACAAGGTTAATATGGGACCTATCATCTTCTAAATTTAATTGGTTGATGGTATCTTTAAAAGCCGCATTTGAAACATTGTTGTTAGTATTAGTTTCATAAGTTTGTGGTGTTGTATAATTTACCGTTATATAAGCAGGATTAACTTTATTTAATTTAAAACCACCGCCAAGAATGTTTGAACGACCTTGGTTTCCTGCGTTAGATAATATATCTTTATAATCTATTTTACCGGCTCTTAAAATAACTTCATCATAATTAATTTTACCACGTAAAATTAAATCGGTGTTTTTCCTACCAATAACCGAAATATCGTCTTTATCAGGGTAAATTTTCCAATCACCTATAAAAGAATCGGGGTCTTCATTCCAATTACCGTTATAGTTGTTAGTTTCTATTCTCCATTTTGCGTTAAATTCTGGAGATTCTATAAAATCTGGAGGTCTTTGTTGAGCTATTACAGGACCAATATATTCCCTCCTTATGGCTTTATTACGATAATCAAAAACCGCTACTTTAACTAACTCACCTACTTTAGGTACTATGTTAATATATTTTGGTATTAACGGCTGACACCAAGGTAATCCGCCTTGCATTGGGTTGTTTAATTGATCCGCTTCTGTGATGTCTTTATCAACACCATCTATACGCACCTTAATCCTACCTGCATTAAAAGGATCGTCGTTTGATACTACTATACCGTAATACCATAACGGGAATGTCAATTCATCTGAGGTTACACTACCCCAACTAAGGTCTAATCTTTTATCACTCATTTGTTATTAATCCCGAATCTATCGTTTAATTCTTTGGTTATTTCGTTGTATTTTTTCTCAATCCTTAACCAATTATCGTAAACTGTAATAAGTTCATTTCTAACCAACTCAAATTCGTCGGCCAATTCTTTTTTTATTTTTTCTAAATCAACGTTAGATTTATTTCTAATGTTTTCCATATTAAGCACAAGGGTTTACAACAGCTTTACCACCGGCTATTCCTACTATAGTACCAGCTATTTGTACGGGTCCACCGGCATTACCACCCGTACCTTGTATCACAGTACCAGGTTGTATAGCCACATCCATAACCATTTTAGTTGTTATTGCCTCCACCATCTCTTCAACCCTTATTCTTTCCATAATTTCAGCAGGTGAATTTCTACCACTAGGTAATGGTCCCACTGGTACTCCAGCTTCAGATTGTCTTTTAATTATTTTTGCGGCTATTTCAGATGAGTTAAAACCACCACATGGGGCGGCTAATATTGCCTGTTTAGGTATACCAGTACCAACATTGTAAGGTATTTTAAATAAATTTAATAATGATTTTAAAACTGAATTTGGGTTTTTAAAATCTGTGTTTGCTGTTTGTTTACATTTTGCCATTTTCTAAAGATTTTGTGAAGTGTTAGGTGGTGGAATTGCATTAAGAACCCCTTCCGCAATACCAGGTACGTCAACAACTCTTACCACATTTAAAAGTCTTTTTATTTTTAAATTACTTTGTGTTTTTGTAATATTAGCCGCAACACTAATTACTAAATTTAATATTTCTTTTTTAGCTAAATTAAAAAGTATTTCTAATAAAGCTGCGGAGGATTCTCTAACCACATATTCAAAAAAAACTTTTGAGGCCTTAGCATAATCAAAACTTGTGTTTGCATTAACGTTTGGTAATGTGACAGTTGCACTACCTCCGGGAACACCTACTGGTGGTGGGGTTGGTGTTAAAGGACCGTTAACTATTTTATTAGCTAATTGGTATAATAAAATTATTTTAGGATCCACTATCATATCAGTCAAAACTTTAGGTATGCTTTTAATCATGTTAGCATTTAAAGACTTTTTAGCAGCATTTTTATCCGATTCTGAAACATTATTTGTTAAATTATTATTAATATTGTTAACTGAACTAAATACCACTTCGTTAAGTTTTGAAGAAGGTGTGTTTTTTATATCGTTAAAAGAGGTTATTACCGTGCTTGGTGACACTGAAACAGGTACGATACCACAACCCACGTCTAAGTTAACTTCACCTCTTGATTTTTGTTCAGCTTTATTCTCTATCTCAAATGACTCTTCATTAGTAAATGAAAAAAAATTGTCTGTTATTTGATATTCTTTAGTACAAGGGTCTGAACCCATAATTTTATCAATTAATTTATCCGTTTGTTCAACAGAGATAAATTTATCTAAACTAGAAACAATAAAAGCAGGATTTTGTAACTGTGTTATACCGTTATTCGCCCTACCTTTAGCTGCTGTTATAGAACCAGTTAATTTATCAGTTATTTTAGCTAAAAATTGTTCTAAAGTAATTAAATCGGAAGCATTTAAAAAATCACTTAAAAAATTATCAAAATTACGGGTAACACTAGTATAAGTAGGACTTAATCCAAATTCAAATTCTTGTGTTGTTTGACTATAGTTAATGACTATAATATTTTTCCACGTAATGGTACCACCATTTCTTGTTAAATCAGATAAGGCCCAATTAAGGTCTGTCGTAGCGTTTTTACCGTAAAATGTAGAACCTATTGGACTACTAGGGTCTAATCTCAAAATATCATTGTAATCTAATTTATCAGCTTTTAATTTAACTTTTATTGTACTGTTTGGTATTGTAAAATTAGTACTACAAGCTAATCCAGCTTTTATACCTTGTATTAAACCTTCTTTTAATTTTAACATTAAAACAGGATAAAATTGGACTAATATTTCTGTTAATATTCTTGTGGACTCACATTTAGAGGTGGACCCTATTTTAGGGTATTTTGTATTATCTTTACATGTAGTGGCTATTACATCTAATAAAAAAGCAGAAAGATTTTTATCTTTCGAATTTACAGATTCTAATGAAGAGGTATTTTTACCTTTAGGTAAGTTCCCTAAAGTTTCAAATAACGCAACATTATTTATAGTTTCAGCTTTATTATTTATAAAACCCATTACTTAATTTTATATTCCTTTTTATCTTGGTCATCTTCTTTGTCATTATTAAAAATATTTCTTAATAATGCCATATCTTCAGGTGTGATATTACCGCTACCTTTATCACCATTGTCACCACTACCAGGTTTAAATATTAACTGACCCATTAATTTAACTAATGTTATTTTTTTATCAATCGTTGTATCAACAATTTTTAATAAATCAGTATTAGCTTTATTTAAGTTAGCCAAATCATGCATATCCTCAACGTTAACTTTTGATTTGTTTTCGTTGATTGTTCTAATGCAAGTACTTCTTTGTTCGACTAATTCGTTATAAGCCTCTTGTGTTAGTGATAAAAAACTATCACTTGTTAATTTTATATCTTTCTTTTTAGGTCTAGCCATAATAATTGTCTTTGCCTATAAATATCAAAATGGTGGTTTTTATAAACCACCATCTTTTATAAATTTGTAAATTGATTTGTACCTTTTCATTGCGTTCCTTATATCTTTGGTACCTAGTGATGTCATTTCTCTCATATAATAAAGTATAAGGTTTTTATTATATTTATTTGTAGATTCCTGACTTTCAAAAACGGTTTCCCAATTTTCAAGAATGGATATTAAGGCATTACCAACTTTAATTTCATTCTCTGTAAGAATTTTATTTTGTAATTCCTGTTTAATTGAATCACAAATATTACTTATTAAAAAACTTAAATCCACATCAATAGAATCTATTTCATAAGAATATTCTTCATCTTCTTCTAAATCAGATGCAACATCTTCATATGAAATTAAAGTTTTAAGTTTTTTATCATCTTTAATTATTTTACCTAAAAGATAGTGCTTACAAATAGTGCCATAATAGGAATAAGATTTTTTACCTTTTGAAGGTTTAAATTTATGGAATTTTATCATTAAAAATGATAACGTATCTGAATGTAAGTCTTCAAAAGACATATTTTTGGAATAGAGTTTATATCTTCTGATAATACTTTCTATCATCTTATTTAAAGGAGCTTGAAGGTGGTGACGATAAATTTCATTCCGTCTGAATTCTTCTTTTGTAGTACCAGTCCATCGAAAACCCTCTAAACTACGAGGGTCTTCTACTAACTGTCCTAATGATAAAAATTCTTTAACCGCAGATTCTTCAGCTTGCCCAAAATAAGGATCTTTTGTAGGTTTCCTTCCTCTAGGTTTTTTTTCTTCTGACATTATTGTAGTGTCACATTTTCTCTATCAAATTTTATTCCGCGGTCGTTCTTAAAGTAACATTCTTTTCTAGCGGTATTGAACCAAAATCTAGCTTCAACAGCGTCAATTTTTTCACCAACAACCCCATTATAGTAATTGAAGAAAAGTGCATCTGGTCTCATATTTGTTTTTTTGTAACCCAATTTAGGTATAGTCATCATCTTCTTATCATAATACGACATTCTTAATAAGAACTCATAAATAAAATGAAGTTTAATACTTGGTTTTAAACCACCTGCTGCTTTAAAAGCCTCAACTTTAATAACAGCACCTGATAGTTGAAAGTTAGGGAAGTTTAATAAAGCGTCATTATCTAAGAAACCTAATTTGTCAGAAAATTCTTTTGCCCAAACAGGTTCGTTAGTAAAATGTAAAAATCTACCTTCTACATTTACATCAAGAATAATAGGTAAAAAAACGTCAACCTCTTCGTATGATTGAATATACTTTGTTGTATTATCAAACCAAATTTTTGAGTATTCATCATCAAATTCAAGAATACTAAAATAAGTTGTTTTAACATTTTCAACACCTAAGTTAATTTGTGAACAAAAATCTGTTTCACCTTTATTTTCAACCATTGTTACTTTAAATGAAGTTTCAGGTATGTTAACCGTAACATCTTTAGGTGCTACAATCATTAATTCACTTGGTTTTACTTTTTGTTGTTCAATGCTTTTAATAGCTTGCTCTAAATAAGAGGCAATTACTTCATCCATCTTATGGATTGGTAATATAACTGTTGTATCTGTTTTAATTTCTGACATATAATTAGTTTTGAGGTTCTACGTTATTCTCAACCGCAATTTCTACTGGTAAAGTTGATTTTAATTCGTTAATTCTGTTTTCAATAATTCTTTCGTAAACTTCTTTAACTTTTTCTTTTAATTGTGAAGTTGTATAAGAATCTTTTAATTTAGACATTTCGTCATATAATTCTTGTGGTTCGCCGTCTTCCAACCAAGCTTGAAAATAATTAGCGGCTAAATCAGCTATAACTAATGGGTCGTTTGCCCAAAGACCGTTTTTATCACCCATCCACTCAGGCACCATATTAGGTATTAAACCTAAAACAGGTACGTCACATTTTATAGATTCGATTGGGAATGTACCAAAAGATGATAAAGAATCAACCCAAATAGCTAAACAAGATTCTGCTAAAGACTTAGCGAAAGCTTCTCTTGGTAATCCTCTCATATCACGGAAAGAAACCCATTTAAGGTGTGGATATTTTAAATAAAATGCTTTGTAAATTTTAACCAAATCCCTTTGGTCACGGGTTGAAATCGCGATAATAGGTTTTTTTGGTTTATCCGATGGTTTAAAATAATCAGGAATACTTACAGGTATAACTTCAGCTTTTACTTTTTTTGAAAACAAACTTTCAATATATTCTTTTTGTTTTTCAGTTGTTGTAATAACATCGGTAATTCCGTAATCAGCCCAATTTTTACCTGGCATCAACATTTCAAAAATATAGTCATAAGATTGTGCAAACACTATTCTTTTACTTGGTAATTTTGAAGTTTGTTCCATTACATTAGCAAATATTTCTGGTATAATAATGAAATCTTGTGTGTTAACTTTTAATTGTTGTGATTCAATAGATACGTGCGGTATTTGTTCATAAATCTCACCTAAAATTGGTCCAACAGTAGCGTAGTCATTTTTTTCGTGAAGAATTTGAGCGTCATAGCCCATATCACGTAATAATTTAGCATGTTCATAAATATTCGCCATACTTGCGATTGCATTTCCTTTTGTGTCCATCACAAAAAAGAAAATTCTAAACTCTTTGTTTTCTAGTTTAGAAACTGATTCTTTAACTAAGTTTTTAATGTTACTTTCCATATTTATTGTTGTTCTTTTATTATTTTATAATTTAGTAATGTATTAAATGATAATCTAAATGGTATCGATAATTGTTCACCTAATTTAGTTCTACCCATAGCTTCGTCTACTGGGTTGTTTTCACTTAAAACAGATTCTATCATAACTTTAATTGTTTCCCATTTAGTCAAGTCGATTATTTGACCCCCGATTGGGTCAGAGATTTCTTCTTCTGATTCAATTTCTTTTTTACTTTCACCTAAAATATAATCAACGTCTTCATTTTTTTCGACTTTAATAAAGTTACTTAACTCATCTAAATCAAAATAATATTGATTACCGGCAATACTAAAAAATTCCGAATATTCTTCTTTTTTATATTTCATGATATAATTTTAAATACGAAACTTTATAAGTAAACCTTAATTGAATATCTCCAAACCAATCAATTCCCTAACACTTTTAACAGTATAATCGGCAGGTATTTCTTGATTAAAAGGTTTTTCTATTTTAATAACTTTTTTGCCTTCAGGTTTTGAATTTAAAATTTCTGGGTGGTCAGTTACCATAATATCGACAAATTCCCAACAATCAGTTGTACCCATAGTAAATTTAATATCTTGTATCATACATCCTGTTTTCGATAAAAAAAACAATGTAGAAGGTACACTACGACCAGCTTCACGACTAGTAATTATCATTTTGTGTTCTTTACCTGTCATTTTAAGATGTAACTCTAAATCATTAACTGATTGTACAGCACCATCGACTATTTCATCCGCATAACCAAAAATTTCAAGACAACATTTATCATAAACAAAATCTTCTACAGTTATCTCATCATCAACAACCTCTACCAAATGGTTATCGGAGTTTTCGTCAGCTAAAAATTCTTTCATATCAAAATTTGGGTTAAACTCCATTTCTTTTCTAACAATTTCTTCTTTTGGAAACCAAAGCCATTTTTCTAAATTATAATCTTTTACTTGGACTTCTTGTCCATCCTCTGGGTTAAAATATTTGGTGTGAATGTTCTCAATCCTACCAAAAAAATCCCTTAATACTCCGTTAATAGATATACCTACTTTCATTAGTCTTTTAATAATTTTTTTCCGTTGTTATTAATTTTTTCTTCTTCTATTTGGTCAAAAATATCTTCAATTACTTTAATGATTGGATTACGTACAATATCCTCTTCATTTCTAAGTTCTACAGTACCAAAACCAGTTTTACCTTTAAATCGTTCAATTACTACCTCAAGAGAACTTTCTTTTTTATTACGAATATCTTTTTGTTTAACATCACCTAATATTATTAATTTAGAATTTTCACCAATACGAGTCATAAGAGTTCTCATGTTATCTAAACTAACGTTTTGTGCCTCATCTATGATAATAACTGATTTATCAATACTTCTACCACGAACATAAGCAATCGGTTTAATTTGAATAAATCCTAAATCCCTTAGTTTTGTAGTTGATGATTCACCGATAATTTTATTAAAGTTGTCTAAGAAAGAATCCATAAAGGGTTCCATTTTTTCTTCCATTGTACCTTTTAAAAATCCAATATCTTCATCTTTTAAAGTAGTTACAGATTTAACTAAAATAACTTTTTGATACGGTGATTGTGGGTTTTTTATTAATTTTAAAGCTTCAGCACAAGCTAAAAATGTTTTTCCTGTTCCTGGTAATCCTGAGGCAATTATAATTTCATGGTTTTTTATAGAATCAACTAATTTTTTTTGATTTTCTGTTTTTGGCTTAACTTCTATTTTTATAGTGTTAAATATTCTTTCCTCTTCAGATTGTTTTTTATTAACAAAATTGTTAACCTCACTAACTTCCTCTTCGGAAAGTTTTTTATTTCTTTTTTTATTCATTTTTTAACTATCTAGTTTTTTCTATTATAATGGTCTCTGCATATATGTGAATAGAATATATATCACCTTGTAATTTGTCCATGTATTCTATTTTGTTTAAAATAAAATCATTAAAAATTTTTCTATCATTTGAAAATTCAATGTTTTTATTGTATGACATACCAGGCCAATTTTTGGAATGATGAGTAAATTGAGGCCAAAATTGAGAACCATAAGTGCAATGTGTATCCTCTATAACGTACATACCACCAGGTTTTAAATTCTTAAATAAAATCTCAAAAGAATCTATCGTTAAACTGTTTATATGACTAGCATCATCAATAATGATATCAAACATACCAAATTTTTCTATTATTTTTGATAATATTTCCGTATCATTTTGTGAACCAATAAATATGGATACCCTACCAGATTCTAATGATTTCCTACTTGGGTCTATATCTAAACCAACTATATTACCATTTGTAAAATATTCCTCCCATGTTTTAAGTGATCCACCATTTAAAACACCTAATTCTAACATATTTATATTGTTATTTTTCAAATCTTTAAAGTGTTTTTCATAAACATCTAAAAATGTCCTACCATTAAAACTGTGTACTCCAGACTTATCAGTCCCGTATTTTAAACCAATATTTTGTAATTCTCCCATTTTATTTATTTTATTTATTTTATTATTTTAATATTTAATTCTTGAACAGTGGATTGGGAATTTTGTCTCAAAACCACCGTCTTTATTTAATTTATAAGTTTCGTCATCTAAAAAAATAGTCCCGTATTTTTTTCTTATGATTGAAAAAATAGATTGATCGTGTCTATGGTCAAAAAATATGGGGTCGTTTGGTGTTACTGATGGTGTGTCAGTAATAAAATGTGTTTGATTGATGCAAGTGTCGTACCATAGTTTAACAATATTAGATGTGTGTTCGTTTTTTCTTAATACGATACAACAGTTAGCTATCATACCACTATCGGAATGTTCATAAGCGTTAAAATAACTAAAAACATCACCTTTAGTGAACTTTTTTTCTGGATGACCTGTTTGAAATGAAATATTACCACAACTATCGTTTTTAACCATTTCAATATAATCGTTAAATCTTTCTTTACCATTCATATTTATAGAACATCCTGCATCACAATAAACTAAAATATCATTTTCATTTATTTCTGTAAGTGTTTTATATACGAAGTAGGCTTTCCATATCCAATATCCGTAACCCCTGGGATTACTGTCACAAAAAATTTTCAAATCTTCTGGTAAATCATTCTCTGTGTAAACTTTTACCTCATCAAAAAAAGAAGAAGATGTCGCTTCATTCTTTATCCTATCTAAAGTTGTATGATATTTTTTATCCGCGAAACTTAAAAATGTTATCATTTGTTTAAAATTTTATTGTTTTACAAAAACATCATCAACTGACAATTTTGTAAATAAACCGTAATTATTTGACTTTAAAAACTCTCGTAACTCATTGTTATTGTAGTTATTTTCAACGATAATAATTCCAATGTCAAATTTTTTAAAATCAATTTTTTTTAATATCTCAAATTCAGAACCTTCTGTATCTATAGATAGAAAATCTATATTAAAAAACCCGTTCTTTTTTAATAAACCATTTATGTCATAACAAGGTATGTCAAGATCCTCATAAGAACCGTTTGTACTCTCACATTCATTTTCTATACGTTTTATGTGACTAGAATCGTAAGTTTCAATAATACCACTTAACATTTCTGCATATCCTTTTATTACTCTAAACTTTTTTACACCGTCTTGGTTCCAAGCACATCCTTGTACTTTTACACACTCCCTATTTTTATCCAACTGTTCAAACAATGTAGGAATAGGTTCGACACACATACCCTTCCAATTTAATTCTTTTTCAAAAAAATATGAATTACTTAACGACACACCATCGTGAGCCCCTATATCAATAAACACACCGTTTTTTTTATTGTGGAAAAATTTTTCATTTAAAAACCTATCCTGGTTATATTGTGATTTGTAATTCATGTTTATTTTAATTTTAGTAAGATGTTATTAATCCTCTCATAAAAGAAGGCATATTTTTTAGATATTATATAATTTTTTTCCACAGATTCCATTTTTTTTAGATAATCTTCTTTAGTTAAATTTTTTAATATATAATCTAACTCAGACAAGTCATTAAACACTAAAATACCGTTTTTATCGAAAATATCTGTTATGTTAGGACATCCCCAATAAATGGGTATAGTTTTTGTCATAAAACAATCGATAATTTTTTCTGTAAAATAATTTTTTTCCCTTGTATTTTCTATTGATACATGGAACATTGAGTCCTTAAAAAGTGGGAACTTAATTGGTATGTTCTGCATGTGTAAAATTTTAAAACTTTTATTTTTAAGTAGTTCTGGTACGGAATTTCTAATCTTATGTCCTTCTAATAAGTTTTTGTTTGATTTTATAAAACTGACTTTAAACTCTTTATTAAAATTTTTTTCTACAAATTCAGACTCTTTCATTATTGATTCACCAATTTTATCAGTTAACGTCCAACAAGAACCAAATTGAAATATTTCACTATTTTTACAGTTTATTAAAACCTCTTCATCAAAAGAGTAGATTTTGTCAAAAAACTGACTGTTTTCTATTATTTTTTTTGTAATATTATTAATAGATTTTGGTTCACATCCGTGAATTAAAATCATCTTGTCAAAAGATTCTCTTTCTTTTTTTACTAAATTAAAATACTCCTTATTGGGGTCAACTACTAACCTACAAGAAAAATCTAAATCGATAAGATTTTCTTCAGGTATAAATCCATAAACTTTAGGCTTCATATTTTAATAAAACTTTACAAATTCTATCTATATCTTCTATAGTTAACTTATCGTGGTTTGGTACATACAGACCACATTCATCTATTTTTGTACAGTTTGGTAATTTATTTTCACCGTACAGTTTCTTATAAAAAGGTTGTGTACCCATAGAACCTGATATTAGAGGTCTACACACAATGTTATTTTCTTCTAAATCTTTAATTAAATTTTCTTTATCCTTTTGAGATCTGGTGACCACTGGTATGGCAAAATTAGAAGTATAACTGTTTTCAATTGTTTTAGGGAACCATACTTTATTTTCTAATTTTGATTTATAATATAAAAAATTTTTATACCGATTTTCTATCATTGAGTCTACTTTATCTAATTGGTCTATCCCTATTTTAGCTTGTAAATCAGTACTCCTTAAATTAAAACCGGGTATATAAAAAGTATATAAAGTAGAAAAATTATTTACGTTCCATTTATCCCTTAATTCTTCCTGTTTCGAATCAGGTAAATCCCTATCCCAACCATGACTTCTTAATTGTAACAAAGTGTGGTAAATTTTTTCGTCGTTGGTTGAAATCACGCCTCCTTCTATAGTTGACATCGTATGTGCAAAATAAGTAGAAAAAGATGACATTAATCCGAAATTACCTAATTTTTTACCTTTATACGTACTACCTTGTGATTCACAATTATCTTCTAATAAAATAACATCATATTTTTCACATAACTCAATTATTTTGTCCATATCTGGAGATAACCCAAGCACTGAAACTAAAATTAATGTCGAAGGAGTTTCTGTTTTAAAAACATTTTCTAAATGATCTAAATCAACAGATAAATTTTCTAAATTACAATCAATTAAAATTGGTTCCATACCTAATTGTAAAACTGGAGCTAAATCTGTTGCCCAACAAAGTGACGGTACGCAAACTTTATTATTCTTCATTACCTCTAACACTTTTAATGCGTATAACATTAATAAATTAGCTGAAGAACCTGAATTTACAAAAACAGAATACTTACAACCCAACCATTTAGACCACTTATTTTCAAATTCTATAGTTTTAACCCCTTTAGTTAATTTTGGATAACTTTTTAACCATTCAATCAATAGGTCAATATCTTTATTATCTATAGTGTCTTGTATTAAATCAATTTTTTTCATTTTCTAATCGTTTCATAATTGTTTATAAACCAATCAACTGTTTTTTCAACACCTTCTTTTATTGGGGTAAAAGAGTAGTTTTTAAAATCCGAAATGGCAGGTTTTCTATGTTGACCTTTTGGTTTTGTTTCATCAAAAATAATATCCTCATCTTTGATGTTGAATTTATTTTTAATAATATTAACAATTTCTAAAATGGAAACTTCTTTTTCGTCAACTAACATACAATGTTCTTCAGATTTCCAATTATCTAATGACCATAAAATTAATTTAACCATATCCTCAGAGTAAACAAATTGTCTAAGAGATGTACCATCACCCCATACCACAAATTTTTCGTTGTTTTTTTTAGACAAATAAGCTCTATGTAGTAAACCAGGTATTAAATGACTGTCTTCCAAATCAAAATTATCATGTGGTCCGTAAAGATTTGTAGGAACAACGGAAAACCAATTTAATTTAGTTATGTTTCTAAATATTTTGGTTTCATAACCAGATAGTCTCTTAGCATAAGAGTAACCGTAATTAGAACTGTGAGGAGAACCACGGTCAATTTGATTTGGAGTTAAAGGGTATTCGATATTGGTATCAGGAAAAATACAGGTTGACAGTATGTTTATAAAATTAGGTACCTTATTTTCAAAAGCCGCTTTTATTACATTGTTATTTATTTTATAATTTTCGATAAAAAATTTTTGATTGTTAGTTAAATTTGCTTTAACGCCCCCCACTTTTGCTGCACAGTGAATTATAGTATCGATATTTTTTTCTTTTATTTGTTTTGTGATATAATCTATAGTATCTTTTTCAGAAGTTAAATCACAATCTTTTCTTGTATGATAAACATGATCTTTATCACCTAAAATATTTTTGAAAGCGGAACCCAATAGACCGTTGGACCCTGTTATTAAAATTTTACGATTCATAATATAAACCAATTTTCACAATATAAATCAGAAGTATTTAAATGTGAATTATTTGTGCCAAACCATTTTTTAGGTGCGACAACTATTTTTTTATCGTTTTGGTTTAACCAAGCTCCCCACCAACTAAAAGAAGAGTTTGCGATTATATTGTTATCACATTTTGACATTAAAAATAAATCTTGGTAGTCTGTATTTCCTTGTATAAAAATTTTGTTTTGGATAAAATCAAGATTTTTTTTACACCATTCAATATCGTCGGAAAATATAATAAAAAATTTTTCTGAACCAACTTTTTTTACTGCTTCAACGTAATATTCAATATCACAAACTGGGTGATGATTAGGTAACCTTAAATAATCACCCCTTCTTACGTGAATTGAACAGTTTTCTTTTTTCAAAAAATCACCGTACTTTTTTTTTAATAAATCTTCAGTATTTTTATCTATTTCAAATAAATTTGATACTTCTTCTTTATTGTGTAAAAAATATTTTTCGCTTTGGTAATACCCATTTAATTTTAAATTTGGTTTATACTCTATTTTTTTATAATTAAAATAAGGTTCTTCATATAAATTATTGTTTACTATTTTTTTGTTTGTAAATTTTATTTTACGAAAAATATTGTCTAAATAAGTGTTTAAATGTTTGTGTATTCTTATATTATCATCTATATCGTAAATAACATCATCATTATTATCTAAAGCTAATGAAAATGTGGCTGCTATTTGGAACATATAGTTTCCTAAGCCTCCTACTAAATTTGATGTTATCATTTTTAAGATTTAATTAAAACTCCGTGACCTGTTGGTACGGTAAATATTAAACAATTTTTTTCTTTAGCGAAAGTGTCATGTGATTTTTTTTGCTTTTCATGACCAGGAAATGCATAGTCATCAAACACTATTATACCACCATTTACTAATTTTTCCCAAATAAAAGTCAAAGCGTCTTTTTCTGGTTGAACACAATTTAAATCAATTGATGCGTAAGCAATTTTTTCAGTTGTTATTTGACTTAAAGTGTCTGGAATAAATCCAGGGATTATTTTCATATTATGATAATCCTTAAACTTTTCTTTAATCTCCTCATACCAATTACCGTGTCTTCTATATACACTTAATCTATGAACCTCTTCTGGTTCTAAATTTTTATCTTCTAATCCTTGAAAACTATCTAAAAGAAAATAGGTCTTATCTAAATTTTGGAAGTCTAAAAATTTATATATAGCTGAGGAAAAAAGGCCAAAACCGCCACCGATGTCTACAAAATCACCTTCAATTTTAGAAGCGTATTTTGCTGCCCATAAAAATGTATGTATTCTCCATCTAATGTCATAATCATTTCCTAATAATCTATTACCGTCAGCAATTTTACAAGCATTATACGCTTCAATAAATTTAGGATCTAACATAAAATCGGTGTTCGCGTCGGTACTTATTATATCAGCATTGTAAGTTCTCATATTGTTTTTCTTTTTAAAATAGAAATTATAAAATGTTTAACACCCTCATTTCCTTTAAAATTATGTGTGTCATAGTCTTGATAGTAAGTTTCCTCTATTTCAAATAAATCTTGTGTCATTTCTTTGATAACGTTTTCAGTAATATAAAATGTTTTATGAAATTTCATTGAAAAAATAGATTTTTCTTGGTTATAGGGTGTGGAAAAAATTAGTTTCCCATTTTCTTTAAGAGCTTTATGAAATTTAATTAACAAAGATTTAATTTCATCCGGAGTAAAATGTTCAACTGTTTCAAAAGATATTATTTTATCAAACCTATTTTCATCGACAATATCCAATAAATTTTTAACATCAAATTTTACGTTATTTTCTTTTATATATCTTTTCTTAATTTCGTTGATGGTGGTTTCGTCGATATCATACCCTTGAACCTCTTTACAGTTTTTTGATAGCATCATACTACCGTAACCAGAACCACAAGCCATGTCACCAACAATATCGTTACTGTTTAGTTTTGTTGTGGCAAACTCATATCTCTTATAATGTGATTTTTGATACCCATCAAAATTATCATAATTCATTGAATAGAAGTCTATATCCATTCTTTCCCCATCATTTTCTAAATTTATTTTTTCCATATTAATTTATTATTTATATTTATTTTTAATGTAATCAATTTCTTGGTTAATATCTTTATCATATCTACTACTAATTTGAAATTTGTGTACTCTATTAGTCATTAAAATTTCTTGTAAAAAACAAGGATAACCGTATTTTAAAAATAACTGATGGTAATATTCTACATCCATTAACATAGTTAAATTATCATCAAAAAATAATAAATCATTTTTTTTAAAAGAAATAACCGATGGTGAACTTATTGTGTTAATACCGTATAATAATTTATCGTTCCATTGGGGGTAAAAATTTCTGTAAAAGTTAAGTCCATCGTTAGTGTGATTACAAGCTGACACCAACCATTCACACCCTTTGTTAAATTCTAAATTTATTTTTTCTAAACTATTGTTAGAAAAGAAAAAGTCGTCTTGGAAAATTATTTTAATTATCTCACCTTCAGCATGTTTTAAAGCGTTATTAATATTACTTACACCATTACCGTAATTTTCAGTAAATTTAACGTATTTAATTTTAGGTTTATCTTGTAAAAATTTTTCTATTTCATCGTTTAAACTGTGATCAGAAATTACTATTTCGTAGTCTTCAAAAGTTTGTTTATAAATACTATCTAGAAGTTGTGATATAAAATTTTTACCATAACCATGCTGTTCCCAAGTTGGGATACAAATAGAAAATCTCACACCCACCCCCAATTTTTAATATACTCTTCTAACTGATTTTTATTCATAGAATTTATTTTATAATATTCTTGCATATTTTTTTGGTAGTAAGGATTTTCCGGTACGCTATTAGCACCTCTTTGGTGATTTAAATGAAATAATAAACCCGGTACCCTACTTACTTGATGGTTTAATTTTTGAAGTCTAGAAATTCTTTCATTATCCTCAAACCCCCACGACATAAAATTTTCATTTTCTAAACCAGCCATGGCATACTTTTCTTTATTAAAGAAGAATGCCCCGCCTAATGAATTAGGGTGTGCAAGTTCTAATAAGTCCTCATTTATTTCATGAAAATTATTATTTTTTATTAAATCAAAAAATTTATTAGGTACGTTCATAAATTTACCACCATACGGAAAAACTATAGTACAATTATTTTTTTTAATTTCATTAACTGAAAACATGTATTGTTGTTCTGGAAATACCACGTCAGTATCGTAATTACAAACAATATTAGTATTAGACATTTTTGTCATGATATTTAATATTTTTGTTCTGTGAAAATAATCACTTCTATTTTCATGAAA